TTTCGGCACAATATCCATAACATGAGGAAATGTCCTCTTACCAAACAATCCGCTCAAAACGGTTCTCGGTAAATGCGGAATAGAAGTAATAATCTGTTTTTGTAATCCGCTAAAATCTTTTTCCGTTAACAAATTGGTAAGTGTTTCAAAGAAATTAATCTGATCCGGCAACCAAGCGGTCGCTCCGGCAACATAATCAGACATTTTATAATCATACCCTTTACTCTGATTATACAACATTGTCATCAACACACCCAACCAAGAATAAGTTTGGTCTATTGGAATCCTAATCATACCGTCGGCTTTACCGTTTGGCATATAAATATACATTGCAAGTTGTTCGGCCATAAGTTGCATGTGTTGCCTTTTTTCTTCTTCGTTTTCGGAATCCAAAATAGCTTTATTATAAGCAAGCATAGCACCGGCAATAAGTCCGGTAGCCGTCAAAAACTTCCAAACATTTTTACTGTTAACCGCTCTTCCGGCTTGCCTAATAACTTGCAAACCGGAATTAAAATACGGATTACCTTTTATCATCGTTTGCCCAAACCGTCCAAACCACAATCCTCTATCACCGAAAGCGGCCGTAATTTCGTCGGCCATTCTTTTACTTTCCGTTACGAAATACCCTTTAGCTCTTGCTTTAACATACTCCGACTTTCTCGTAAGCGTTTCCGTAAAATTACTCGGAAAAGCAAAAAGTTTTTTTCCTATTCTTATCCACTTTTTTCCCCAACTTTCTCTAAAAGCTTTACTTAAATCAGACGGATCTATATCTTTCAAAGTTCCAAGCAAAGTATTATTATCCACACCAAACAAATTATCATACTCATCGGCATACTTTTTATATTTCGGATTAAGACAAGTTTCGATAGCACTTATAATCGGAATATACCCGGTTTGCGAATTAACGAAAGCTGTTATCTGGTCTCTTATAAAATTCACCGGAGCATACAAAGGATAAAGTCCCGTAGTCATATTCGTAAAGAACCTTGCCGGCACCAGAAATATAAGTTCAAACCAATTCGGCTTAACAATCGTTGAAACACCATCAATAACTTTTTTAATAAAAGGATCTACTTTTACACCGTACCTTACACCTTTAGCATTTCTCGGCACAATCATAGAACTGTCTTTTTCCATACCTTGAACATACTGAACCTTTTGCATCACTTCCGGAAACATATCCGCAATTTCGCCGAGCTTGTTATACACAATTTGTCTGTAAGCTTTTTTATAAGCTTCAGTCATAAAATGTACCGAAGAATACAACGGCGATACAATAGGCAGTTCACTGCCTTTAATCTTTTTCAAGTTTTTAGTATTAACGGAAATAGGAGCAAACCTCGAAACGAAATCCAATCCGCCATCGCCGGCAATCTCATCATAAGCAACTTTATTAAACGGAGTATATCCCTCATTCTCACTAAACTCTTTATACATCGCATTATCAAGCAACCCGGCATTTTTTAAAGTTTGCAAATTACAATCTATCAAGAAATCATAATCCGCTGCCAACTTCTGATTTTGTTCCGTATTCAAAGTTACATAAACATCTTTCATCAGCTTTTCATCTTTGCCATGATTTTTAATAATATCTTTTAAACTGTGAAGTTTTTCACTATTAGAATTTATTCTGTTTTGCAACCTATGTATTTCGGCAGTCAACTTGTTTTCTAACCTTTTGGCCGCATCCAACTCTTTCTGCAATCCGGTATTTTTAATAACAAGCTGTGTTTTTTGCAACTTTTTAACCAACGATTTTAAATTGTTTGTATCTATTTCAATTAAATTAACCAACTTATCTCTTTGTTTGTACCAATTAAAAAATCTTCTTGCTACAAGGAAAGTATTAAACTCTTTACCGGTCTTTTCGGCATGCTCAATAAATGTTTTCCAATTTACAATATCACTTACTTTTTTAGGGTTCCCGTTACTATCCAAAATATACATTACACCTTTATTATTAGTAAGATTATTTTCGATTATACCTTTTAAAACTGTTTTATATCCTTTGGCTGCAATATACAAATCCTCATCCAACCATCTTAAAACAGCCTCACTGTCAAAGAATTGGCTGTCAAGTTTTACACTTAACGGAATCTTACTCTTTTTTACCGTCTTAATAGGTTTGTCATAAATTTCACTTTTAACTTTTTGCACATTGTTTTGGCTTTCATAATCTACAACAATCTGTCTTGCATCTTGCACAAAATTATTAAGTTTTTCGTTGCTGCGAATAAAGTTTGCAGCTTGCGGAAATCTTTTTGCAATCTCCGGATTAACAACCATGTGCTGTACCAAACTTGCCATACCCTCAAGCAACTGTGCCTCTTTACCTCTCTTTCTCATATCTATCGGATACAACTCTTTACAAGCTCTAATCAACTCGCTTTCCACAGCATTACCGCTATCAAGCAAATTTCTGCTGATACCAAGCTCGTCATCAATAGCATGAACCAACTCATGAGAAACAACATCTATCGTATTTAAACTTTTAACGAAAATATTTCCTTTGCCGGAACCGTAATTATAATATACACCTAATGAATTTTTAGGCCTGTACTTACTTTCGGCAATATTATTTTTCATATACTTTTTAGCCAAATCATAAACTCTCTGATACAATTTAAAATCAGTTTCTTTCGGCTTTTCTTCCGCACCGACTTTCACACCGGTCTTAAGCACGGAACTGTAAGCTGCATTTCCATTTTTATTGCCGGTAGCAAGTCCTAAATTCTCATACTTTTTAATATTTCTATCGATATTTTCAAGCTCTTCCCAAATGGTAGTATCCGTTCCGGTAGCTTGTTGCAAATCGTGTTCGGCATTATCCCATGTATAACCTTTTGAATTATTTACAAGCCCGTCACTCTCATCATAAAAAAACTCTCTCTGTATTCTCGGACTCAAATGTTTATATTCGGAATACATCGGATCATTTTGTTTAGGCCTTAATATTTTACCTATACCCATATCTTGTAATCTTTGTTTCTCGCTTTTAATTGTAGGAATAGCACCGTTTTCTTTCATTTCTTCAATAAGCAACTTTTGTTGTTCTTCCATTGCATTGGCATATTCTTCGTCAAACTCGGCAGGATTAAACGATGTGTCGATATTGCTATCGTCATTAACAATACTGTCTGTTTGTTCTGTTTCTATATTTTCAATAGGTTGTTCAACAACTTGCGGATAATTTGTTGACACATCCACCAACACATTATTCGGACTTATATAATTTATACCGTTTCCGTAAGTAATAAATCCTAACAATCCGTTCTTTTCTCCTATATATATTCCGTAACTCGAATTATTTATTTTATAAATATTTCCTTTTACAGGTTCGAACTCTTTATTGTTTATATTGCTCGGCAAATTCTTCGATGTTTCTTCAGTAGGATTTTCAATTACATTTGCTAATCTTTGTCTTATAATACTTGCTTCTGTATTTTTTACTTGCTTTGTTATATTTTCCAAAGTATCGTCATATTTAATGTTTACATCTGAATTAACCTTGATAATATTTTTACCCGTTTCAATTCGCCCCGGTTCAATGTTTACATCTGTATTAATCGGTTTTTCTGCTTGCGGAATTTTTGCCATTTTGGTTTTGATATTTATTGCTACGGCATCATCCGGGCTTATACTTTCAGCTCTCTTTCCTACCTCGTTTTTAAATTGTTGTTCTTGTTCCGGAGTTACTTTATAACCGGCTTTTTTAAGTTTATCAATTGTGTTGTTTGCTGCATCCGTAAGTAAACTCTTTTTAAATTTGTTTACTCCGGCACCGATAACAGCAACATCTCCGGCCGCCTCTAATAATCCCGCACCAAACTTTATATACTCATTAGCATTTTCAGGCAACATTTCGGTCAACATTCTTATCTGCATAGGTGAATATTCTTCACCTTTAGCTTTGGTTACTATCAGATTCTTTAATTGTTGTAATCCCTCAAACCCTACCAAAGCAGTTATAGGCATTGCTCCGGTTAAAGCAAGTGTGGGCAATTGTGCCGTCAATATTGCATAATTTTGTTTATCTTTCAATTTCTTTAATTGCTCAATATTATCTACACTACCACCGGCCGAGGCAACCGCTATTTTGTTTCCTAAAATATCAAAACTATCCGGCTCATAAATAACTTTTGCATTATCATCATCTTCAGTCCTTGCTCTTAAAATCGGCTCTATATTGTTATATTCTTTTACCGTAGAACTGTTTGCAATATTTTTAACAATAGTTTTAGGACTAACCGAATTTTTAATCGCACTTACAACATCATCCTTAACCATACCAATGTTTTCTGCTGCATCTGTAACCGGCTCACTAACAACATCGTTTGCCTTGTTATACATATCTTTAATTATGGAAACTCCGTCATAAACTTTACTACCAACCTTTTCCAACCCGTCAACAACACTTTTTACAACACTCTTTTTTTCTGTTGCATCGTCAAAGGTTATATCGTTATACTCCGGAAACTTCGCAACCATCTTTTTCGCAAGATCCAAATCATCCATATCATTATATTCCGGATACTTCTTTTTGATATTTTGAGAAAATTCTATATAGTTCATTTAATTGTCCTTTTATAGTTTTATCTTATACCGAGCGGATCATTTTTTTTCGTAACACTACCTTTTTCTTTGTCTTTAGTTTGAAACCTTTTATCAACAAGTTCTTCTACAAGTTTATACAATACACTGTTCTTAACTTCGTCACCTGTAAGAATATCGTTACCCTGCTTATTCAAACTGTTATAAAGGTCTAACAACTGTTTTTCCGTCAGTCCGGAATTTCTTCTGTTGTTGGCATTTAATCCGCTGATCATCGTAGTATACACACCGGCCGGAAGTCTTGTCCCTTTAGAAAACTTTGTTCCGTAAACTTTATTTATCGGTTCAATTAAACTTTCTTCAATTTCAATAAGTTTATTACTGTTATTACCGAAATTGTCGGTATTTTCTTCGTTTACTCTGGAAACAATATCACCGCTCCTAAGTCCGGCAACAACCGTCGGATAATCAATATTATCTATCTTATCGCCTACTAACCTTTGCGGTGTAGCTACCGGCACTTCTTGTTCTTTTCCCATTATATTAACCGTTCTTGTTCCGTTACTTATCGGCTTATCATAATATGTTCCATACAAATCGGCTTTCCCGTTTTGTGCATACTTAACGGCATTACCCACCAAATTATTAAAAAAATCTTTCTCTTTTTGTTCGTCTCTATATTCTCTATCATCTTTAACATTTTTTCTCTGCATCTCGTTTTGTATAAACATATTCAACAAATTACTTAATCCGCTAAAAGCTTTAGCAAAACCTGCACTGTTTGCATAATTGGCCATATTTTTCCTCCTGTATTTATTCTTTAATTATTTTTAATGTATTAAGAATATTGTGCTAACAACTCTTTTTGTCTCATACCGGCTTGTTGCTGGTTCAACCAATCACTCAAATTCAACTGATCTCTCGTATTAGCCAAATTCATTGCAGTATTAACATTTTGGTCGCTCAAAGCAAGTCTTTGGTTAGCCAAATCATCATTAAACTTTTGTGTCGCTGCAAGTTGTCCGCCGATAGTTCCGCCACGGTTAGCCATCACCGTAGCAATGGAAGATGCTCCCTCGTTTGCCGCTTGGTTCAATTGTTGCTGTTGGCCTTTAGTAAGGTTCCCCGTTCCGTAAACTTGTATTAAATTATTAAAAAAGTCGTCGTACGGACTGTTATACCCCTCATATCCGTAATCACTTAAATAGGTTCTTGCCTTTGCTTTGTTTCCCTCTACTCTGTTATAATTTTCATCCTGTGCCGATTTGTTCATCATTCCGCTAAGAAAATCACTTGCAACACTTGCTGCGACTAACCATGGTATAGCCATAATTACACCTCTCTTAATTTATTTATTTCTTCTATTAACTTATTTTTTTCTGTTTTCTTTTGTGCTAAATATTGTTTAGCCTCTTGTTTTTTTTCTTCCGTTTGTTCGTCGTCATTAACAATCAACAAATCTCTAAGCATACTAATATTTATTTTTTCAATTTCATCTTCCAATGCAATAACTTGCTCATCAATTGTCGGTTCGTAATTTTGTACAACTTCATAATATGCGCCTTTATCTTCTATATGAGCATTATGCCTGTTACACCAAACGGCAGTACTTGCATATTCGCTATCAGTAAATTTACCTTTATAAAGTCTTTTACCTATCATTTTTGTTTCACCTCTTTTTAGTAACCGCAAGCATACCACAATACCGTCACTTTTTTTTCATCTTCATATATTTTAAATGTAGTAGTGGAAATATTTTGTATCCAATTACCGCCGGCATTATTATAACCGCCAACAGTAGTGCCTGTATGGTGAGTTGCTGTTGTTATAGTATAATTCGTATCGGAAAATGCTTTTAACAAGTTTACTGTAGAATTTCCGTCTGCATTAACCGATATTCTACCGCCCTGCTCTATCCAACCGTCACTCCAAATTCTATACCAATCCGTTCCGTTACTGTAAGTTTCAACTATATATGCCTGTGGCGTTGTCGGTTCCGTTTCGCTTACACTTCTTTTATATAAAGTTCCATCAATATTTATACATAAAAAAATATTACCGTTATTGTTATTAAATCCTACATTCCCGTTTTGCAACACGGAAAGAATTTCATCATCTGTCTTATTATCAAACACTTTAAAATTTTTGTCTTGTGCATTTCTAAACAAAATATTAAATAAAGTATTTATTCTGTCATCACTTACATTAAACGGCTTTTCCATTTTATATTATCCTATATTAAGGTGTCTTAAAACTTTCCAATACCAAACCAAATTATGTATTTGTGTATAATCGTTGGCTTGCCAACCGAACCTAAACCTTACAGTCTGTCCCCTAACAATGCCGGTTAAAGTTTTTATTACTTCAATCAAGTTAGTGTTTTTAGGTATTTCATACTCAACAAACTCGCCGTCATCCACGCTTACACCCACTGTAACATTTACCGTTGCCGAAACATACCTTACTTTAAATTTTCTGTAAAGGTTCTCATAATCACTTAAAACAAATCTTTTTGTCACAAAAAAACAATTGTAATTTTCGTTATCGTTTTTATATCCTGTTTCTTTCTTATAAACTATTCCGGTATTTGCACTACACGAAAACAAATCGTCTATACTTGCACAATAATCAAAATTATTTTCGCTGTCTTTAATCGTCCAATATCCGTTTTTGTCATATATATACTCAACAGCATTTTCATCACTTTCGCTATTTGCCGGCATATTTAATCTATACTTATCTTTCCACACAAAAGCACAAACTTTTGTTACCGTCATTTTCGTATAATAAAAAATCTTAATTAAACTTACTTCGTTATCACTTCCGGCCGGAAACGAAACTTTAAACTGTACCAAACATTTAAGTCCTATAGTTGCCGGTATCTGCTCATTATTGTTTATTTCGTAATAAGTAGCATTATTTAATTCAGTCGTATCGTTCCCACTTCTCATATATATAGTTGCTTTATTGTTTACATCATCGGAACCGGTTCTTGTAAATTGCGATATTCCCCAACTTTTCGGCAAATTAGTAATTCCGGTAATTTGTTTCGGTTCGGACTGATAGGCATAATCATCCTCTAACGGAACCTGAATTTGATATATCGATATATAATTGACACTTAAAGAGTCGGCCGCAAACATACTGTTTGAAACCCAAGAACTTTTTATATTCCATGATAATTTAACTCTTATATATCGTTTACCTGTTCCGCTTAAAACATTTGAAGAAACTTCTTGAATATCATCATTAGAAATATCACTCCAACTGTTTTTGCTTTCGTCATAAGTAGCAAAACATATCTTTCTACTAAAAGCACTAATACCAGCAGTATTTGCAATCAACTGAGACAAATTAAAACTATTTGAATAAGTATCAATTTCTTTAGTTATATATGTATAATCATTTTCAATTTCGTTTGTTAATCCAACACAAAAACGATTAGTAGTTACATGTGTTCCGTTTATAGCATAATATCCGTTCCCGGCATTCGAAGAACGATAAGCATAAACACTTCCCCAACATGAAGCAGCTACAACTCTAAGTTTCATCCAATACTGAGCATTTGCCGGTATAGAAAACTTATTTGCAAACTCAAATCTTTTTTTTGGATTATATCCATTTACATAAACTAAATCTTGTAAAGAAAAATGTTGCGACTGTGCTACAACATTCCCATTATAAGCATCTAATATATCTATTTGAGCATAATCTGTTCCTGAAACACTACCACCGCTTATTATGGCACCGCTTAATCTAAGATAGACACAACTTATATCTATTTTTTTATTTATAACCGGCAAAGAAGAAACCGCTGATCCCGGACTTGATGCTCCCCAATCACACATTGAATTAGAAGTTAAATCCGAATCATATTTAATTTCATAAACATCGGCTCTTATTTTAACCACCTCATTTTCAACAACCCCGTTATCGCCTAAAAAATCATAATCGCTCAACTGTCTATCGGCACTACTATTTCCTATCTCAATATCTTTTATTGTCCCTATACCACTATTTTTTATCGTTATACCGTTTATTGTTGCACCGACATTATCCCAACCGGAATCTTTGCTATAACTTCTTTCCAACTCAATATCACTACCCACACTAACATTAGTCGTTTTATCTTTAATCTGCTCATCAATCAAAACGGCACTGTTACCGTTAAGTTTTGCCACCCCGTCCGGACTCAAATAAGTCAAAAGTCCGTTAAAAAGTCGAATCGTTTCATGTGCCACACATCCGTAAGTAGTATCAACTTTGTTGCTCGTCCATTGGTCAATATCACCGCTCGTTAAATATCTGTAAACATTATGTTGTTTAAAAATATAAACATAAGCTCCGCCGAACGATGCACCGCCTGTAATCTTTTCACCGTCATCTTTACCTACGGTATCATAATTAAGGCCGTAAACCGGAGTCCACCTTGTCGGATCATACGGTTGGCTCCAATACACACCGTTTTCATCTTCTATACTTCCAAGTCCGAACAATCTCTCTTGATGAATAAATCCTATCTTTAACCCTTGCGGAATATTCACATCCACTTTATCGGAAGAACTTGTTCTCGAATATTCTGCATTATCCGAATCCGTAAACTTATCCGTTCCGCTATCATAACTCGAAACGGTAGCCGTCAATTTACTTCTGTACAAATCGGTAAAAATAACATCCCCGTTGGCAGGTGTAGCCGAAAGTGTATAAAATATTTGTCCGCCTTTAGTCCAAGCATAAAAAGAATCTCTGTTTATATATGTAGCGGTATTTTTGTATAAAACCAAAATACAAGCATCCGTAAAATCTTCGTTTTCAATTACCGGCCACTTACCGGTAAAAACAAAAATCCTATCGTTATACTGTGCAAATCTCACTCTAACATCCGGATCAATTTCCACATCCTCCAAAGTTCCGTCATTATCAATTTTGTATTTTTGAAAGTTATCCGTATTTAACGGGCTGTAATAAATGTATCCGCCGCAGGCAACAACCATTAACGAGCCAAGCTCTTTATTGTTGTATATCGTCATACCTTGGCACGAACTGTTTGCAAGTGCCACGGAATTAACTTTAATTTTACCTTTAACACTTTTCGGTAAAAACTTTTCGTTCAAATCCACATTCATACAATCACTGAAAGCATTATCGGCAATCTTATCGTCAGACGGTCTTGAAAAAAGCCCTTTTAAAAAATTGTCTACACCTTTACTTTCCATATTCATTTACCTATCCTTACCCTAAAGTTGCCGGCGGATTTACCATATTAGGCACTTGTCCGGCTTGTTGTTCGGTAATACCTTTGGGAGCAAACGCCGGCTGTTCTTGTGCCGGTACTCCCGGTTCTCTGTTATTAGCGGCATTTCCCTTATTGTTAGCAATTATTTGTTTTAACAACTCCTGCTGTATCATATTTTGTTGTTGTTGTTCTTGCATCTGCAAAAATCTTATATGCTCGTTAATATGTTCCAACCTGATCTTTTGATAACTTTCCGGCAACTGTACAATAGAATGTATTCTTATATGTTCTTTATGGTTTTCTTCCGGTTTGGCAAACGGGCTTTCACCTTGTGTCATCAAAATATTTTCATCTTGCGGACTGTAAAGTTTAGAATCAATCTCTTTAGCACAAATAGAAAGGTCGCCGTCGTTCAATATATAAGCAATTTTTTTGGCTATCTCCGGAATATTCCAAATCCCTGCCGGACTCTTAATTGCCATATTATAAAGATTCATAAACTGTTGCCCTTTAACAATTTTGTTTTCTGTTTGCGAAACTGAAAGCGGAATAAAATCGTAGTCACCAATCAACACATCACTCAAATCGGTAACTTTATCCGTTCCGGTATCAAGCAAATAAGCACTAAAAGCCTCTTGCCCTATCAACTTTTTAACATCGTTTACGGACAAATATTGCAAATTGTAAGAATACATTTTTCGCAACATCTGCTTTAGAACAAGATCTTCAAAAGTTCTAAGTTTTACAAAAAGGTCTCTTTGAGACGAATTTTGCATTAACATCGCCTCTTTGGCGGTAGTATCATATCTTGCCGGAAGTCCCTGCATATTTGCAGTGGCACCTGTAATTTCCATAATATCGTCTTTAGTCATGGCAATAGCTCTTAAAGCCGCATTGGTAACATCCGGCGGTCTTATAAACTTTATACCGTCAACACCGTTATTTGAAGTAATTATACCGTGCGGTCTGGACTTCATTTGGCTTTTGGCAATACCTGCTTGAGCATCCACCACCATCATACAATCAAGTATCATGGTAATATCGTCCATCAATTGGTTGGTAAAATCATTTAAAGCAAGTTGGCTCTTTTCCGCCAAACTTACGGCACCCTGCCCTAAACTTTCACACTTGTCTATATCTTCCCACTTAAACATAACATACGGTTTTTCTTGAATATCGTAAGGGTTCAGTTCGCACCTTATAACTTTTTTCTTATCAATAACGGTAATAACACACTCCTCATCTATACCGTCATTATCAATATCAAAATTGCACCAACATTCAAGAAGTTCGTGCCTGTCCTTTTTAACTTTCATTTCGTCACCGGTACCAACAATATCTCTTGTATGCGGCGACTTTGTTGTCACATCTTCGGCAACAATACCTATTTCGTTTTCTTTAAGATATTCTTCTATACCGAAATAACTGTCATCACTTTGTGCCAAAAGTCGCAGAGAAGAATTTGTCACATTATTAATTTTTTCAATAACAGCTTCCTGATCTTCCCATTTTGTATAAAAGTCCCAATACACATTTTCAAGTTCCAACGGTACAAAATCAACATTGTCATATATAGGAACTTTTGTTTTTAATTCTTTGGTATCCACCGTTCCAAGCATCAAGTTTTTCAACATCGACATCAAACTTTTTCTGTCGTTCTTTTGTTTAACAATATATTTTTCTTTAACTTTCCACTGAATTTTTGCTATGCCGGTACCTTTAATAATTGCCTTTTCCAAAAACATTCTCGACTTCGTTCTGAAATTTATCTTTTCAAGTTGCACACCGATAATCTTTTCGTTTATTTCTGCTCTTTTTTCGTCATTTGCTCCGCCGATACCTTTTATCGTAAAGTTAGGATTCTTACTAAATACGGCCTCATCACAAAAATTCAACAAACTTCTCACAGCTCTCCTTGTCGCAGGCGGAAACAAGTTTGCAACACCCTCATAAGTTTTTTTACCATCCAAACAATTATAAACTTTGTCTGCCTGTATCCACTTATCTTCCGTTTCTGTTCTGTTACTGTAAATAGCATAAGTGCCTAACACAAACTCTAAAGCCCTGTCGTGCAACTGTGTCAAAGTTTCTTTAGCCATAATATTATCTCCTAACTCTTTCTAAATTAAAAAATTCCAACTTATCGTCAACCATCAACTTATCTTTAATATTTTTTATACCCTCTTTATATAAAGCTAAATAAGTTTGATACCTGTTATCATCATCCTCAAGTAAACATCTAAACACAACACCGTCAATAATTGCTTGTGCGCCGTCCTGCAACCAATCAACACCGTTAAACGGTTTATCACTATACTCAACCATATCGTCGGCAAGTCCGAAATATCTCAGCTTAATGGTAGTTACGGAACTGTCTTGCGGAAAAAGTTTTATTACATTAAAATCTTGATAATATCTTTTAGGATCGCCCTCCAACTCTCTCCATACACAAGAACTCATTTCAAAATCCGCATCAAGTTGGTCAACTGTTGTCCCGTAAAGTCTTTTATCACCGCAAACAACATCACAAATTTTTATTAAATCGGCAGGTACGGAAAACGATCCGTTGGCTACGGTAATATTTGCGGTTTTAATAATACATTTGGTTTGTCTTACAATTTCGGTTTGTATAAGGTTGGCTCTTCTTTTAAGCTCGTTATCGTGCCAATGTCCGTTATCTAAAGGCTCTTTTAAAGTTCTTTTAATTTCGTCTAAAATTTCGCTCCATTGCATATCTTATCCCCCTAAACAATATCCGGTAATGCTATTGCTGTTACCAACATAATCATCCGGCTCACTGTTACAATAAGCTTTACCCATCTTATATTTAATTCTTAAAACAAGTGCATATCTTAAAGCATCCGGCAAATCGTCATACACTTTTTTCGGTCTTTCTCTAACGGCATTCTTTTTATCCGGTTCGCTCCAAACATATTTACCCATGCAACTTATCAGTTGCGGACACTTATCCCCGAAAAAATAAATAGACGGTTCCCCGTCAACAAGCTTAAGATACTCACAAACGGCATTTTTACCTACAACAAAATTTTTTGTGGAAGATCTAAACGAAAGAGGCCAATTTAATCTTATACCCTCTGCTCCAAACTCTCTTTGGGCATTCCTGCCGGAAATCCTGTCCGGCGTAGCCGATATCGAATCAATAAATCTGTACTCGGCGGCACCGCCCGTTTCCTGTTCTTTTGCAACAATTTTTTCCGCTATATCTTTAACCGTTCCGCCGGTAACAAGTTCGTCATAAACAAAAGCTCTGTCTTTTTCATCTATGGCTACCCACACCATAACACAATCTTTTTGGCTGTGATAATCCATAGCACATATCCTTACCCAATTTTTCGGAATCTCAAAACTTCTCATTATATGCTTGGCACAAAAATCTTTATATACAAGTCCGGTCAAATGTTTAAATTTACCGTACACTCTTGCATCTTTTTCTTCTTCGGGAATTTGGCTTATAAAAAATTGTCTTGCTTTTTCGGTTAAATAAATATTGTCAAATAACGAAACTTCAAAAATGTCTATATCTTTGTTGCCTTTCATTCCGGGCAAATAAATTTCGTCATATATCCACGGCTCATTTAACGGAGTAGCGGTAATTGAAAGTTTACCGTCAAATCGCATAAGCCCTCTAACCGTAGCGGTATATTTGTCTTGCGGTGGCGGTTCGTCAAAATGTGCATAGTGGCCAGTCCAACCCTCATAAAGTTTTGTTTCCTGCTCATAAGACAAAAATTCTATTGTGGACTTATTTTTAAAAGTCAGCTTTTTCCATTGTCCGCCGGAATATTTGCTTATTCTGTCAATACAGTCGTAAGGTAACAGTTTTTCATATTTCGGTACAAGAGTTTCCTGCACACCTTTATCCAAATCGTTGGCAGCAACTCTAATTCTGTAAGGCGGTCTGCACTTTAACTTTTCTATTGTATTATCCATAGCAAGTGCAATTCTTATATCTTCCGCACATCCGCACTCTGTTTTACCTACTTGGTTACCGCCCAACATCAATCTGATCTTTTTAAAACTGTCATGAAACTTTTGCTGGTACGGTTGCGGCTTATAATAGCAAATGCCGTAATTTTTTTGTCTGTCCTCAAGTTCATATTTGTATTGCAACAAAGTATTTAGTTGCTCTACAGATAAAGCTTCAAAACAGATATTGTTTTCTTTAACAAACTCATCAAAAGTTATAGCCTCAACATTTTCATAATTCATGTCTTACCTTTCTTGCAGTTTGCCGGCTCGCCTCAAGGATAGCGAGCCGACAATTACAAAACTACTTAAGCAGTAGCTCCGCAAATTATGTTTACACCAAAGCAAGCATTCAACACTTTAGCTGTAAATGCAACTTTCCAACCGACTGTGCCTGTCAATTCAAGAGCTTGTCCCAACTCATTTCCGTTTTTAACGAAAATTTTCTTTTCTCCGCCCTCAAGTTCAACAACACCGAAAGCCTCTTTACCCAAAACGGAAACAATGTGACCGTTACCTGTATCGGATGCATCACCTAAAGTTGCGGCAGTTGTTCCGGCATCTTCTCTGTAAATGGAAGTTGCCTCAATAAATCTTACACCGCACCATTCACCAAGCTCACCTTGATAAATGTCTTTGGCATCTTGATACTGTTTAACGGATTTCCATTCTGTATCGTTCATAAAGTCGTAGCTTATATCAGGGTCAACAATAGCAATATATTTGCCGTCAACCATAGGCAAAGCTTTGTTTCTCTTTAAATCTCTAACGGCTTTTTTTATAACAGATGCACTTATAACATCTGTTGCAAGTGTTCCGTATCCGGAAACGATTCTGAACTTTGCTCCTACAACGGTTTTGAAAGGTAATGTTTCAACTGTTGCTGTATCGGTGGATGCAACAAAGTCGGTAACTTTTACCGTTACACCGTAATTTTTATCTTGCGGATCGGTAAATGTTACATAAGCTCCGTTCCAAAAATCGTCTATTTGAGTAAGTCCGGAACAAATCAAAGTTGTTTTTGTTCCCTCGGTTGTTACGGTTCCCTCATACTGATAAGTAGAATCGCCGTCTGCTCTTGTTCTTAAGAACCCTTTACCTATAACCTCATTAATCAAAGCATTCATTGTTTCTCCTGCCTGCTGAGCAACAATGTTAACTTTTTCTTTAACACCAACATCAATTGCTGTTTTTGATGCCATTTCGGAAATTTCAACTACATCGCCGTACTGTGCAACCGTAGCTTCAATTTCTTGTGTTTTTAATGCTTTGTTTGTTATTCCGCCGTCAGCGGTTTCGGTCAAAGGTGTTTTTCTTATAGGAAGAGGCAAATATCTTGTAAACCTAACGGTTTTACCTTTACCTTGTCCTAATGTTCTTTTTTGAGCAAATTGTTCTGCAACCATCAAAGGTTTTGCTGTGAGAAGAAAACGCTTATCATAAGCGGCTTGTACTTCAGGTGCCAAATCTGTTGTTTGTGTAACTGACATTTTTTTATCCCCCTAATTTTTAGTTTTTTAATTTTCACCATGAAAAATGTTTTAAACATTGTCCTACGGCAAATTAAAAAATTATCCTAAAAACTTAAGGGTTTTTTATTTGTCAACTACCATACCAGATTTTTTAAGATCGAAGAAGTTTTTTGATTGTTTTTCCTTACCGAAAAAGTCAAAAAACTTTTAATACATTTAATACTATAACAAATTTTTTAAAACTTTGCAATAGTTTTTAAACATTTACAAAATTTCTTTTTTTATTGTTATATAACACAGGTCATACTTTTTAATTTCGTCTGTTATTTTTTTTAAACAAACTCTGCTGTCAAGCACTTTACCTACAACTTTATTATACCCGCAAATCAAACATCCGGAACTGTCATCTGCCGAATTTCCGGCATGGATTCTGATTCCCGTAAAAAACGGCACATTTAAAAGTTCCGGCAACATTTTTTTATATTTGGGCGAATAAGTCATTTTAATTTCGAATGTTCCCTCGGGTATAGCCGTCTTGTCTTTAACTTTTATTCCGGTTAACTCGTTACCTCTGAACTTATCTTCTATTATGTTACACAAAAAATCGTTACTTAAAAGTTTTACTTCTTTGTCTTGCACAAAAGAACCCAAACAAAAAAGATTCCCGATAGTATAGGAATCTTTAAAATGTTTTCGCACAAGAATAAGATTTAAAATTTTCATGTATTAAAATCTCCAAGTAAGTTTAACGAATTTACCTTTTACTACCTCTTTAGAAATCGGCATATACAATTCATTGGTAAACTCTATTTTAGGGATATATCCTTTATGTTTGGCTTTAATATAGACAAATCCCCACTTTGCCACTTTAAATATTCAGTCGTCTTTTCTGCCGATAAAACTTCCGTCCGGATTAACCAACGAAAATACACTCAATAATCTAATCAAAGTTGCAAGTGCATTATCGTCTTTAGGTGTCGGTGTAAGTTTAACAATTATAGTTGCAACCGAAACTACTCCGCCCACAATCGCAAGCACACTGTCCCAATTGGCTTTTAGCCAACCGATAATACCTAAAAATCCTACAGACGAATTTCCGCCGTCTGCAAACACACTTACGCAAAATACCAAACACAATGCAAAAATGCTTACCAAACAACACAAAATTTTCTTCATACCTTTCCTCCTCTCCTATTTTTTATGTTTTTGTTCCACACCATCTATCCTGTGATGAGCGGACTTTACACTTTGTTCAACAACCGTCATTCTCTCAATCAGGTTATTATGTTTATCTTGCTTTTCTTCAAGTTTATCCAGCCGGTAATTTATATGTTTTTTGAAACTGCTCATACTGCCAACCCATATACCGATAGATACAAGATTAACTACAAGTAAAATCGCAACTTCAAAAGATATGCTCATAAAATCCCCTTTGCAACAATTATCTTATTATCAACACCTTTTGTTATAAACGGAATACTGCACTTATTAAATATTTTTATTCTCAACTTATGGCTTTTAGTATCTTTCATTTTGCCTACATAACTGTTTAAAGAAGAAATATTATCACACTTTCTTTTAAACCTTTTTATCGCTTGTGCAATTTTAAATTTTAACCTTTTCCGTAACAACACACCGTACGGTTTAACAACATACCCGACAAAATCCACACCGTTATAAACTCTGTTTATTTTCGTTTTATTCCTGTTTAAATACAATCCCAAATTCTTTCTTAAATAGTTATCAATAATCAATTCCAACTCTTTTAATTTTTCTTTGTCTTTATCTATAACAAGAATATCATCCACATACCTAAAATAACTTTTAAATCCCAACTCGTGTTTAATGTAATGATCCAACCCGTTCAAATAAATATTTGCAAAAAATTGGCTTGTTAAATTGCCTATCGGCAAACCTTTGCCTGCCGAAGTACTGCTCCACAAACTTTTTTCAATATTTATCGGAATCTCGTTCGGTCTGTTTACACCTCTTGTCACATCAACCAAAACTATCTCTTTAACAATCTGTCCCAACAAAGAATTTTCTTCAATATACTCTTTCAATATATTCCACAACTTTTCTTTATTTATAGAACAAAAATAATTATGAATATCCATCTTTAAATAAAATGTATTTAAAGCGGTATATTTATCAAATTTGTTGGTTTCTTTATAAACACTGTCTCGTACATCCATGGCGGCCTTTAATGTGCCTCTGTTCTTTAAACAAGCATAAGTGCTTGTAATAAGTTTCGGCACAATAAACGGTTCCAAAAATCCGCAAACTAAATGATGTACAACTCTGTCCTTAAAAGAACTCATCCATATTTCTCTCGGTTTCGGCTGTGTAATATAAATATATCTGAATTTGGAAACTTTATATTTACCCGAATTAAGCTCGTTATACAACTTACCCAAATTCTTATTTAATTTTGCCTCATAACCGATACAATCATACTTATTGCTCTTATGCTTTCTGCAATCATAATAAGCATCTACCACATTTTCATAGGAAAACTTATTAATATTAATTTTCATAAAATACACTCAAATACACCAATAACGCCGTTTGAATTGTTATTCTTATTGTTGTTGTTGAAATTACCATTACTATTCAGATAATAGGCATTGTTACTATTATTCTCGGCGCAACACCATTTGCCCTTGCATCTTTCAAACTCACTCATGTGTTTCCTTTTACAAAAACACACTTGTGTGTCGCCTCATCGGCTTTACCCTAATAGGTGACAAGGAAAGGTTATTCTATGATCATCGTTATCCTATCACAAAATAGCAAATCAATTCTCTGTGCATTGCTTTTCATTGTTCTGCACAATCTGCTTGACTTGCCCCGTTTTAATGTAGTTATACCACTTCTTAGTTTGTTCCAATATTTTAAAGATCGTTGCAACCTGCTGACGACACAAATGTATTTGCGGATGATTCAACTCTGTCGATAACCTTACCAAAACCAACATATCATGAATAAAAACTTCCAAATCTTTTATTCTTTTAAGTTTCGGTTCGGTTTCTGTTTCGTTATATATAAGAAATATCTGTCTGCACATTTTTATCGCTGCATCCATAACATATTTACCGAGCGAATACTTATAATTTTTCGGAAAGTTGGCGGAAATTTGCACCGCTAAATTCAGATTCTCTCTTGCCAACTTATATATAGGTTTCTTTTCACAAGCTAATGTGTCATCGTTTTGTTTACTCATATATTTACTCTTTTATCAGTCGTACCGCCTATCAAGGCGGCACGACAAATTTTTTAGTATTTTAAAAAACGGGAACCTCAAATACACCAATAACGCCGCTTGAATAGCTACTCTTATTGCTGTAGCTGAAACCACCACTACTATACAGATAATAGGCATAGCTACTACTATTCTCGGCGCAACACCATACATTACTATTACCGTAATTGCTCCAACTAATACCCAAAGCATCTCTGATATCGTATATAGCTTTTAACTCAACATCGTTCGGTACAACAGCTTTAATTTGCATATTATTCGGCAAAACAAATATTCCTTTATCACTTAAATAACCGAAAGCTGTGTTGGTACCAAAAAAGTTGTAACCGCCTAATAACAAAGCATTTGCCCAAGTTGCACTGTAACCTTGATTTAATCCGTTAGGTAAATCGGTATCTGTGCTTGAATTGGTTGCCCAATACTTGTTAGCTTTAAAGTTTGTGTCCGTAATAGCAAACACGGCAAACTTGTTATAATATGCAGCTTTTAATTGTATGATATTAGTGTATGCACCTGTAACTTGTGTCGATAACCCAAAATTTTCCAATGTATCTGTAGCTATCGTTGTTTCGCCCTCGGTTAATACCCATCCGTCAGCCGTAAAAGTTAAAGTATAATCATGCACAGTATTATCTTGTGCCGTTCCGGCCTTATTAACAAAAATGTATTCGCCGAACTCTAAAAAGCTTACCGCTCCAAGTGCGGAACTTGCATTTATAATACCGGCTTTTTTAAGTCCGTAATCGGCTGCACTTATCGTCAACCCGTTTTTTGTAAATGTTTGTGATCCTGTAGGTGTAAAATAATCAACAAACTTTGCTACACCCAACAATACATCGCTTACCTCGTAAGGTGCATCATCGCTCGTTTGTGATACCATCACTTCACTTATTGTTGCATCTCCGTTAACCTCTACACTTTTAACAATTTGCTTAAATCCGGCTTTTGTAATCGAATAAGTTAAAATCTTGTTGTTCTGTATTTTTACTGTTTTTGTTGTTGGCATTTTTATTTTCCCCCTGTAATAAAATTAAAATGTTACTACTCTGCTACCAAAGTTATACTTATATCTTTTTGAGTTTCAGCTGTTTTGTCTGTCGGTACAGTCCAAGTTCCTGTCTGTGTTACATAACCGCTGCAACTTACTTCATAGCTAACCACATCGCCCTGATAAGCCTCCAAAACCTTATTTATTGCACCTGCTCCGGTAACAACAAAATCTATACCGCCAACCGACATTTTTATTGTCGGTTCTTCCGTGGTAAAAGCATTTGCTATTGCCACTTTTACCGCCTGTTTTCTTACGGTAAAATTGGTGGCACTTACAGTTACCGTTTTAGTGTAGACGGTATTTGTACCTGTTTTTTTTAGCAGGAACTCCAACTTGTTGTTTGCCGTTTTTAACCAAAATTGTTGTCCTTGTACAAAGTTTGCTTTACCGTTATTTACATAAAGTTCGCTGTCCCAATCATTGCTGTCAAGCTTTGTTACCGTCACAAGATAAAGTCCGTCAACGGGAATATGCCCGTCAACGGTATTCAAATAACTTTCGGATGTTATTGTCGGCAATATACCGTCATCAACAATAACATCATCGTCAGCACTTCTTACCATATTTTCAAGGTCTGCTCCGCTACTGTAAGCACTAAATTTAACTTCACCGTTCTCACTATAACCGCAGATATTATCTCCGCTACTGTCTGTAGTAAAGCTATGGCTTACCATCTCATTATTTTCTTTAGTGTAATAAGTAAATGATAAACCGTTATATGAATACGGTGTTCCGTCAGTGTTCAATCTCGGAACAAACGGACATCCGTTCAAAAAGTATATTGTGTCCGTTCCGTTCTTAAAACAGTTATAAACAACATTCTTTTGAGCCGATGCCGTTATCTCTATTGTTTTAATATCTTTCTCGTTGGCAAACACAATGTCGCAACCGTTTTCATCCGCACTAACGGTTATATTCGAATCGTTTCTCGTTATCTGAACTTCGGCCGTTTCGCCGGCATCCGCACTGCTCCTAATTACACCGTCCATAGTTAAATCATTAACGGTCTGTGTATCGTTGGCATAAACACTGTACTCCTTATCGCCGTTGCCTACACCCTCATTTATTTTTACATTTACGGTCAAAGCATCAACGGCATAAGCATCTACAACATTACCGCCACCGCCGCCGCCTGAGCCTTTTTTTGCAACACCGCTATTTCTTAAAACTCCGTCAGTTACTTGTCCCATGATAATATCCTCCTAAAATAAAAAATGGAAAAACAATTAACTTGCAACCCAAAACTCTACCATTATATTCCCGGCACTTTCCGGCAAAATTTTTAAACTTCTGTTGTCGCCGAGTTGTATAACTCTTGTTTCCATAATACCGCTAACACCGAAAGCACCTGTAGTCATTGTGTTATCTTGTGCCGTTGCCGGATCGGAATTTATGTTGTACCTGTAATTGGCATCGTCACTGTACAACTTAATACCCGTAACTCCGTTAGGAATATCTATCGAAGTTACCGTTCCCTCTGTAAGAGCAAATTTACCGCTTACTACCCTACCATCAAACAAATCTTTAAACATTTTCTTACTCCTTACCTTTTAAATTTTTTACCTATTTTTTGAGGCCAAGATTCTTTCTCGGCCGCTTTTTCTGTTTTTTGTTCTATCCTTTCATAAACTTCTTTTACAACGGTAATCTTCATACCGTTGGCAAGATAAATATCACACTTATTATCGTAAGGTACCGCCAAACAAATGTTATCTACAATAATTTCGTCATTAACAAAATCTCCGTACTTATACGAAACAATCTCTTTTTTTAAAATTTTTATCATAATTTTTTTTCTGCCTCATCCAAATCTTTTAAACTTTTGGCACTGTTTATTGTTTTAATTTTATCCTCTCTTATAACTTCGGCAGTGCTTTGCGGACTGCTTTGCGACATTCTTTCTTTTTTCTTTTTTTCTTCTTCCTGTTTCAGTTTGCTTTCTTCTCTTTGTTTTCTTATGTCGTAAATATCTTTCAAATCGTAAAGAGAAAGAATGTAAGGCTTTTCTTGAGCAATCTTATTTAATCCGGCAAGAAGTTCTTTCTTTTGTTCATCGTTCAAATCTTTACTTATATCTTCCCACTCTTTGGTTGCTCTTTCATGAAACTCTTTTTTCATTTTTTCAAGTTCTTCTTGTTCTTGCTTTTCTTTATCTTTATTTTCGTTTGGTTTTTGTTCCGGAGGCTGTGCCTCTTTTTTCATTTCGTTTATTTTCTGCATAACTTTTGTTATGGCCTTAATCGGATCTTCAACAAACAGTTCGTTAAACTCGTCTATCATTTTCTGTTTTTCTTCTTTACTTATTGTCGGCTCTTTTTCGTTGGTTTTTTTTAACTCCTCTTTCAACTTTGCAATTTCCTGTTTGTACACTTCTCTTTCGGATACCGCCTGCTCTTTCTCTTTTAAAATCTCTTTTTTTTCATTTGCAGCTTTCGTGATCAACTTTTCGCTTTCTGCTCCCCAAACAACAACATCTTCCATATACTTAAACTTTTCCGGAATATTTAACTTTTTCCTTAACTCGTCGGTTATAACTGTTTTTTCGTTTTTATCCTTATTTCCTTTATCTTCCGGATCTTTATTTTTATCATTGTTTTTCGGTTCAATAGGTTCTTTATCCGGATTATCTGTTTCCTTTTTATCCGGATCTTTCGGTTGTTGCTGTCCGCCTTTATCGTTCGCATTTATTTCTTGTTCTATTTTGTCTAATTCTTCCAGACTTTTTACCGCACTCGTTTTTTCTTCTAAACTCTTTTCCTGTTCCATACCAACTCTCCTTGATTTTTTTATTTTTTAGATTCTTCTTCCAAAGAACTTTTTTTGTTTTTAATTTCCGAAATTAAACTTCTTATAAAACCAATTTCATTAAACAGTTTATTATTTACAACAGTAATATTGTTTTTATTTTTAAATATAACTTCCGGCGAAAAATCACCTCTGAAAAAGTTGGATTCTTTTATACTTAATTTCTTTTCCAAAAAAGAAACCAAAACATCGCCATACTCAAAAATCATTTCGTCAAACTTTTTTTCTTCATCCATTTTTATTTTCCTGTATACTCAAAATAAACTCCGGCATCTTCATTTTCTCTTACACAGTCAACCCGTTTACAAATATCCCTGTTTTTAGAAAAGAAACAAAGTCTCTCGCAATTATCACCGGTACAAAACTTTTTTACTGTTATCTTACCCACACCGAACTTTATACTTTGTCCTACTTTAACAACATCCAACTTCTTAATTATTTTTTCCGGTACAACCTGTTTTACTGTCATGCCAGCTCCTAAAATTATCAATATTGATAAAACCGTTTATAAAATCGAAACATCTTTACACTTTTCTTTCTTACACGGATAATCCGTTAAATCCGCATATCCGTACTTCTGTTTTTCCGCACCGTAAAATTTACTACAGTATCTTTGATACTTAAAAAAAATGCACCTTTTATATTTTTCATCTTTTTTTTCGGTCATCTTTTTCTATACCTAACTTTTCCAAAATCTTTATCTTTGTAAGTTTTTCTTTTACAAAATCACACAAAAGAAAAAATCTGCCTTTTTGGTATGTGTATATTCCGCTCATGTTAAAAAAGATATTTCCTTTCTGCATAAGAGTAGCATTACACTTTTTTAAATAAACTTCTCTGTATCCGTTATCTTTGGCCACTTCAACGATTTTCAAAAAATTTTTAAATATCATCCGTTATCCTTATTTCAATTTTTATTGTTTTTCTGAAATAAGAAAATTCCTTATTTCAAATTTTTGCCGTTTTTAAAAATATCATGATCCTCACAATGTTTCGTACTGCTTACCCAAATCAAATCATCAACATATATTCCCATACCGTCAATAAACACTCCGTTATCATGTTCCTTAACCAATCCGTCCGGAATACATTGCCCTTTCTTTATCTTGTTGTCGTTGTCCGGAGCAATACTTGAACAAATATTTCTTGTCGCAACAAACATTTTTTATCCTTTTTATCAATATTGATAAAACCGCAAAAATAAAAAATTCATATTTTGAGTTTAAAAGAAGAAATGTGTCAAACTCGTTTTATCGTTATTGATAATTTTTGGACACACAGTGTCCTTTTCTTTTGTTTTAAAAAGAACTTTATCTTTCTGCCTGATCCGGAACAACAATCACAATCTTTGCAATCTGCCTTAATCTATCAATCATTTCTTTCGTATATTTGATTTTCTTTATCTTTGCCATTGTTTATATTCTCAATACCAAAATCTCTTAAATTTTCTGCTTTTCCGTCTGTTCTACCAAATCATAAGTTTTGTTAAATATAATCGGTTTGCACGGATAAAATTCACCGGACACACCTTTAATCACATAATCACCTACATTCGCACACATTATTCCCTCAAGTGTTTCAATCTGTAAAGATCCGTCTAATCTCTGTACCAACTCTTTACCTACAAAACTTTGTATCTCGTTTTTGTTTTGTCCGGTATATTTAACAGCTTCAACTACAACCGGTTTTTTTACATACTTGCTTATCATACTTTCTCCTTGAATAATGTTCTGCCACTTGCGAGTTTAGGAATTGCACCTAAATCTTAAGGATATGAACCTTAAATGCTACTTTTACACCAACTCGCCAATCACGGAGCCGATAGGAAACTCCGTTACAATTTTTGAAATAGTGTTGGTGTCACAAAAAAACTTAAGAGGGACATTCAACCTTAAGTTGCCACACCAAATTTATGTCAAATTTAAAAAGAGCATTTACTTCTATATATCAACCCTATCCCTTGATATCTGCAATGCTACCCGCCTTACAAATTGCAGGTAGCTTATTGTTCTGCTGTTTTTTTTGTTTTCAGTGTCCTTTTTTATGAAAAAACTCTCTGAGTGGCTGTCATATTATTTTTTTGGCTCGTTCCCCGATCCTACCGGCAACCCGGCTCCTACTTTGCTACTTCGCCACCCTACTATATATAGTGTTATATCTATAAAATTACACAATATATAGTGTTTTCGGTTGCCTTTTTTCGTTTTTTATACCCTTTGCCGGACACACTGTATCTTGCTTTTATTCGGTCATTATCGTCGATAAAGCAAAACATTAGGCCTTGCATCCAAACACACAGTGTTATTTTCCTTTCCGGTTATCAGATCTAAAGCCTTTCAGCCGTTGCCGTTCCGGTAATCTGTCTTTGGAGCAACCGTTTATTCCGTTGCATTTCCGGTAAGAAAGTTGTATAATAGCCGCATGTGTATAACTTTCCTATCACTATCAGAAAGGTCACTTATTTCCTAAAATTCAACTCAAAGAGCATTGGTTCCGATAATATTACATTAGGTTAAGTTCACTAATTCAGTAAATCACTTTGATTTTTCAATATTTTTTTAATATTTTCTTTTGTGTTTTCAAAATTATTTTTATTATTGTTAAGTTCTAAATTATTATTAGCACTCTCATTTTTTATTGATTTTTCAATATAATTTGTATTTTTGTTGGTTAAGGCATTTATCAAATCTTCTTTACTTGTCATTTTCACAACTTCGTTACGAGAAGTCGCACCGCCTGTTAATAACTGAGTTTTGTCTATTAAGGTCGCAAGTGCAATTACGAGTTGCGGTAAACTTGCATTTTCTCTTTTCTTCTTAAGGCCTGCCTCTTTAAGTAAATCTTTGGTGAGTTCTTGCATATCGTCGGAAAGTTGCTTTGCCCATGTAGTCGTCGCAGATTCCACTTGTTGCCGAATTTCTTTTTTTATATATCCTATTCTCTCCTGCTCTAACCTACTTATCTTAGTCACAGTATCAGGACTTACTTTGTATTTTTTTGCAAGTTTGTCGTGCGAAATCAAGCCTATTGCAAGTTCTAAAGCAATAGCTTGAATTATCCCATCCGGAATCAACATTTTTTCTTTTTTTTCTTCCATTTTGTACCTATTTTTTACGACGACAAATCATTATTTTTTTATATCATTTTTTACTATCTTATCGACGACAAATAAACATATTCGGGAACAATAACGGGAACTTAATTTATTTCACTTATCAAATTTCGAATATATCTTTCAGAAATACCGGTTATCTTATGTATTTTCCGTCTACCAAACTTTAAGACATAATGCAGAAAGAAAATGAATCTATCATTCTTTGGATAAACTCGAAGTACTGTTAATTTAGTATCTTTTTCAAATTTCAAATACTTCGCATATTGTCCCGGTCTAATCAATGATCTAATTTTTAAAAATTTATATCTTGCTCTTAAAACACTATCCGGCTCTTTAAACTTATAAAATTTTTCATCATCTATAAGTTTAATTTTCGGTTCTGCTGAATTATATTTTCTGATATCAAACAACAAATTTTCATATTTTTTATACATAAAAAAAACACTCTAACAGACTTTTATTTCTGTAGAATGTTCCACCTAAAAAAATAAAACATGATAAAAGAAAATACATCTATATTCCTTTCACCATGTTTTAAACGATATTACCAGATATACACTCTATACAACATTTTTAAAACTTTGTCAAGTTTTTTAAAACTTTAACAAGTTTAGCAAGTTCATTTTTCCACTGATTCTGATATTCTTGAATATGACCTATCGCCCTAATACTTCCATACTGCTTTTTTAAATCAGCCATCATTACATCAAACTTAACAGTAGCATATTTCTTTTCGGTAACAATTTCTTTCTTTTCTTCAATAATAGTTTTTTCTTCTACTTTTTTTTCAATTTCTTTCTTTCCGGATATCCTTACTACAAGCTTATTACACTGACTTTCAAACATTTCCAAAGTGATCCAATTTTCCGTATCATAATAATTTTTGGAATAAAAAGCATTTATCATTAACAAGGTTTTAAGTTCACCATACATGGCAAATATTCTATTTACAATTGCCATATCTTTACCAAAACTCAATTTATAATCCGTTCCAAATTTTTGCTTAAATTGAAAGCAGAAATAACCTAAAATTCTTTTACTTGAATTTGATGACTTAAGAAGTGATTTTTCGTTGATATTGTAAGTATTATATATATTATTATATATATTATTAAAACAATAAGAAATTTCGTCATCTTTTTCCGAAATTAAATTTTCATTGATTTTCGAATTATTTTCAATGTTTTTATCAATATTGATAAAAGTATTATTTTTATTCGAATTTTCATTGATTTTTAAATTATTTTCTAAAGAAGAATTGTTTTTATCAATATTGATAACGGCTTTATCAGTATTGATAATCGATTTATCAGTATTGATAATAATTTTTTTATCAGTATTGATAATTTCTTGCCACTTTTTAGGGTTTTTATTGATCGAAAAATAACTGCCTAATTTTACTCTTTGCTTGTCAATTATACCCATTTTTTTTAATGTTTGCAATGCCCTACAAACATTCTGTTGCCTTAATCCGGTAAGGTTACTAAATTCTTCCGGTTTAATCAAATTCTTATTCATTCCAACACCATAAGTTCTACACAATATCACCATAAAAACTTGATACACTTCGCCCGGAACTCTCAAACTACATAACCGTTCAAGCATTTCCACATCAATCATAGCTTTAGAATTATAAGCATTTGTTTCTTCCATGGTATTATTTCCCCTAAACTAATTATTATCAAAAAATTTCGTCAATTCTGCCTCAAAAAGCATATTAACTTCGCCACAAGCACCGTTTCTATTCTTGCCAACAATAATCGTCGCATTTTTAGCAAGTGCCGGTTCGTTTTTCTTATAATAGCCCTCTCGCCAAACAAACAGTACTACATCCGCATCCTGCTCTATTGCTCCGGAATCTCTTAAATCGGAAAGCATCGGTTTTGTATTGTTTATACCTCTCTGCTCTACCGCCCTACTAAGCTGCGACAATGCAACAACCGGTATATTTAGATCTTTCGCCAAACTCTTTAACTGTCTCGAAATATCCGCAACTTGCAAATTTTTATCTTTTAACTTTGGATCACCTTTCATAAGCTGAATATAATCTATTAAAATTAACGACAATTCCTGTCCTTTTGCTTTAATCTGATTATAAGTGTTTCTTGCTCTTGTTCTGATATCCATCACCGTCATATCAGCACTATCATCAATATAAATCGGCATCTTACTTAACTTTTCCGCTCCCTCAGAAAGTGATTGAAACTCATAAGTTTCAATATTACCGTATTTCAATTTGCTATTTGCCAAGCTTGATACCGACGATAATAACCTATTCGTCAACAATCTCCTGCTCATTTCCAAGCTGAATATAGCAACAGCCTTACCATTTTTAGCCACTTTTTCGGCAACATTTAAAGCAAATGCCGTTTTACCCATGGACGGCCTACCGGCAATAATAATCAACTCACCTTTACTAAATCCGCCAATTTTTTTATCTAATCCGGTAAATCCGCTCGCCAATCCCGGCACGGAACTTTTATTTGCATACACATACTCAATATCATTCAAACTTTGCAGCACTTCACTTTCAATATGTGTCAAAGAACTTTTACTCTGTTGACTGTTTGCCACACTAAACATATCCGCTTGACACTTTTCTAATATATCCTTAGCAGACAGTTCTCCGCTATCAATATCAGATGCCGTTTCTTGAATTACTTTTATCGTCTTTCTTAATAACGACTTTTCTTTTACACTGTTAGCATGATACTGCCATCCGGCAACACTTTGCACAACATTAACAGTATTTGTTAAATAATTAAATCCGCCTCTTTCTTTATAAATCTTACTGTTTAACAAAACAGTATTAACACTTACCACATCTACCGGATTACCGTTAGCATACAGTTTTTTACACTGTGCAAATATTTCCGCATTTAAAATATCATAAAAATCATCTTCCGATATAATTTCGGAAATATTTCCTATATAAGTGGAATCTACCAAACAACAACCTATAATAAATTTTTCTGCCTCTAAATCTTGTGGTGGAAGTTTCATCGTGTTTATTCTCCAAACGGCACATCTTCATCATTTTGTTTGTTTGCCGGTTTCCATTCCGGTTGCACAGAAATAGACAAAAACTCTTTTCCGTTTTTATCCAACTTTTTCCATATCGAAACATCTTTCACCACACCGTCAACTTTTAATTTGCCTTTAAAATGCGGCCTACTTTCCGTCGTTCTAAAATTATTTATAAAAGCTTTACCGGTATTATCTTTAATATCATAATTCATTTGTTTGCTCCTACTTTTTTTATAACAGATAAGTTATATTTTTTTTCTACATAGGTACCCAATGATTCGGTAACGGTTCTTCTTTTTCTTCTATAACAATCTTAAAATAATCTCCTTCCGAACCGACATATTTTTCAACATTTTCTAAATTGTTTTTCCGCAAAGTTGTAAAAGGTATCATATTTATACCGACGAAAACCAAAAATAAATATTTTTCTTTTTCATCAATTTCATGTTTTCCGTCTGTATCGTATTTAACAAAACCTTTTTTGTTTTTCATGTTTGCACCATCTACCGCCGATACATTTATAAGAACTGCAATATGTTGGTTATGTAATTTCTTGTAATTGCGATCAAAATTTATTTCTTTTATTCCCGGCATTATTTAACTCCCAAAAACTCAATAATAGCCTCTGCAATTTGTTTTTTTGTCAGTTGCACATAATCTATCCCAGCTATATTTAAAGCCGTTATTATCTTATTTGCAAATTGCTGTTTAGTGTCGCCATACCTACAACCACTACACTCGTTATCTTCCGGAAAGCAAACAAACTGTCCGTCTATTTCATTTTTTGCCGGACATTCTACTTTCACAATTGCATATCTTTGCTTTGCCATTATTTCCCCCATTTATTATCTATAATAACCCAAACAACTAAAACCAAAACGAATAAAATAAGCACAAAGAAAAATCCAAAAACATGAAGAATTATTTTGTCATATAACGACAATTCTATTGCCGGCTTATTTATTAGCATCATTAGATACTGCATCTTTTTCTACCTCTTTAAGTCTGTTGTTATAAAAATCAAGCACCTTACCAAAATTTCCTTTAACTAAATTTTCTTCAATAAGTTCCAAAAACATACTTGGCAAATTTAATTTAGTATCCATCAAAACAGTTATTATTCTTGCTAATTCTCTTGGCATAATTATTTCTCCTTGTGTGGGCGATAGTTGACATCTGTTGTGGAGGTAGCTAAGCCTACAAATGTCAACTATCTTTAGCTATTATTCAATAGCTCCCTTATCAAAAAATTTTTGTAAAGTTTCGTTACCGTACTGACCTTTTGTAAGTTCTATCATTTCTCTAACCGTATACTTTCTGTCCTTTAATTTATTTTGTTCAATAAAAAACTTTGTTCCGCTTTCGCAAGCTCCGGTTATCACTCTATACATTTTAATTGCTTCGGAAAAAGTAAGTTTAGAATCTAATGTTAAATCTTTATATTGGGATGTATCTCTGTTTGAAATTTTATAAAGCAAACTTTTCTTTGCATCTTTAATTGTTTTACCATGTGCAAAATTACCGTTACCGTCAGACACAATATAACTTGTTTCGTTTGTTATGGTATTTGTATCTTTGTTTATAAACTTTACTTTTTTAACTTTACCTTTTGTTTCGATAACGGCCGTTTTTATATCATCACTAAAATCTATTTCTGTAATTTTGCCGTCATATAAACCATAATATGTATTTTCTTTTAGTTTTTTTCCGTCTATTTGTGCTGTTACTGTGGCTCTTATTTGCCATTTTTTATTTTCGTAATACCACTCACAAAGTGCAATAAATGTTCCTTTAACACCTTTAACCACTCCGCCTATACCACAATCAAAACAAACCGAATCTTTGCCTTTAATATCGTGTTTTGCGTAATCTCCCGAGCTTGCCACCTTTGCGTAATATCCCGAGCTTGCCACCTTTGCGTAATCTCCCGAGCTTGCCACCTTTGCGTAATATCCCGAGCTTGCCACCTTTGCGTAATATCCCGAGCTTGCCACCTGTGCGTAATATCCCGAGCTTGCCACCTTTGTGTAATCTCCCGAGCTTGCCACCTGTGCGGAATCTCCCGAGCTTGCCACCTTTGCGGAATCTCCCGAGCTTGCCACCTGTGCGGAATCTCCCGAGCTTGCCACCTGTGCGGAATCTCCCGAGCTTGCCACCTTTGCGTAATCTCCCGAGCTTGCCATAATTTTATCATCTTTCTTTTTACCGGCTTGCTTATCTATCGCTTTATAAAAATCTTCAGTAAATTCTTTAAGTGTTATTTCTTCTTTGTTTCTAAAATATTTACAACCGCCAAGTCCGTCAGTACAACACCAGTTATCTAACAAACTTAACAAATCCCTTTCATCACTGCTTTCTCCGTCTGTGTAAACTATTTTGTATTTATCCATTTTTATAATCTCCCAAATGTATTCATATTCGGATCTGTTTCCGGAAGTCCTTTCAACTTTTTTATTTCTTCATTTACTTTTGTCGTATCTATACCCAACTCACTCAAAATCACAACCACACTGTTTAACAACTTTATTTTTTTTTCTGTCTTATTTTCTTCCGCTCTCTTATTGTTATCCGCATTTCGTAATTCTTTAATTCTTTTGGTAACCTTACCGCTCAATGTTTCCAATATCGCTCTTTGCTTAATCAAATCTCTTTTCTTCTCGTCAATCATATTCATTCTTGTAACCAAATAATTTTTTTCTTTCAACAAATCATCATAACTTAAGGCATAAATCAAATGATCATCACACAACAACCTTTTTTCTGCCTCTAAATTACCACACATATTTATTCTCCTTGTTTAATAAATATAACTTTTGTTTTGTCTTTTCTTCTAAACTTTCCACAAGCCCAACTTTCCGGGCAATGCTGCCTTTTATAAAACCAACATCCACTACAATCATAATCGCCGTTAGCTTTTACAACTTTTAAAACAACCTTTTTTCCTTGCAAATCTTTCCATATAAAAGAACTACCTACTTCTATAAACTTATTTCCATATCCGGTAGATGCCATCAATATCCTACTTCATACCCATCATCTTTAAACATTTCAAGAATTGCACTGTTTTCTTCATCGACTTCGGTATATGCTCTAATTATTACAGGCCTTGAAAAATATTCGTCCAACACTTTTTTATCACATGCATAACATTTTCCAACGGCAAACCCGAAAGCAAATATCACAATAAAAATCACAAAAATCCAAAACAAAAAAAAGATTATATCTTTCATCCTATTAGAAATTTTTTTCATTTTATCCCCCAATGCAAAAGTCTAACTAAAAAATTCAAATTAAATTTCGGCTTATTTTGTTCGGCAATTCTTTCATCCAACTGTTTTATTCTTCTTTGTAAACTTAAAATCTTACCTACATAATTTCCTTTACATTCTTCATTCAACTTAACAAACCTACTCTGCCTTTTAATCAGAATAAACCTTTGCCTTTGTAATTCGTTCACCATGTTTCCTACCCCCTTTTTATTTTTGAAGTCTTTTCAATACAGTTTGCAAACTGTAATACTTTTGTCCGTCGCCGAAAAAAGTTCCCAAAACTTTTAATTGTTTCATCCGGTAATACACACCATCAATATCTTTCAACATAAACAAATCTTTAAAATAGGCGGCATTGCAGAATGTATCATCGAGAATCTTTATACATTTCGGTTCAATTGTTCTTGCCATATCTACCCCCAAACCTTTACAAACCTTTGTAAAACATTGAAAAAGTGTCAAAAATCGTCTATAATAAAAAGAATGAGCAGATAGCCATGGTGATAACTATCTGCTCTTAAAGAGAGATATTATGCTCTGGTAGGCACTATCAACAACTAAGTTGTTGAACTCTCTTGTTATTTTTTTAAAGTTTGTTGTAAATAAAAATTTCACCATGTTTGCACCAGTTTTTAAAAATGATTACTTATGATTATTTATGATTACTAATTTACATTATTAAAAAATTTTTGTCAAGTATTTTTTTTATGGACGATAAAATGACTTTTGGAAAAAAACTTATTTACATACTTACCGTAAAAAACATAAGCGAAACAGAATTGGCGGATATGATCCATCAGAAAAAACAAAATGTTTCGAGATGGTGTTCCGGCAAGTTTAAACCATCAATCAAAAACATCAATAAAATTGCAAAGGCATTAAATATATCAGTAGAGGATCTATTAGATGACAATAAAAATTTTTCAGATGTACAAATAAATATTAATTCCAAAGGTACAGTAAACCAAACAATCCAAAAAGAAAAAGAAGATCTGAAAGACAAGGAAATAGCTTTGTTAAAAAAAGAAATAGAACTATTAAAGAAAGAATTAAAATTGAGAAAAGATAAAAAATGAACGATAAAAAATTTATAGAATTATTAAAAAATTATAACGGCGGTTTTGTTCGTGGCTCGTCAAGGAAACTTGCCAAAGCATTATCAATAAATGAAAGCAGCATATCTAATCTAATCAAGGGCAGACAAACACCCTCTGAAAAACTTTTAAAACAAATGGCAAAAGTTTTAAAAGTATCACAACCGGAACTTGAAAATATTTTTAATGATACAAAAGATACAACAAAACTATCTCAAGAAAATAGTTTTTTAAAGCAACAACTAAAACTCAAACAGGAAGAAATAAATTTCTTAAAAGAAAAAATATCATTCTTGGAGACAAAAAAATGAATAAACAAAACAGTTTGATTGGTTATTCTATAATTGCTTTTTGGTGCTTATTTGCAGGGTGTATTTTAGCACCTTTATCAAAACTTTCTTTATGGGTTCTATACTGGACTATAGGTTTTGTAGTAGCTGCAATATGTAATAAAATAGAGAAAAATCATAAAACTTTATGTGGTATACTGGCTTTTTCATATTTTATAGGTGTTGGTATTTTTTTAGGGCTTTATTCGGATCGGTTAATTAACTAAAATGTCAACAAAATTTGAACTTCAAGGCAAAAAATTAACTTTCAGATACACGGATATAGATGGTATCCGTAAAAGGTACACTTGCAAAAGCTCTCTCAAAAAAGAGGCAGAACTTGAACGAAACGAGTTTTTAGCACAACTAAACCAATCAAAAAAACATAATGGCAAGTATAATATAAATACTCTTTTGTGGTCGCACTTTTGTCAGCTGTATATAAATAATTATGTAATAGCAAACAACATTGAACCATCAGTAATAAAAGCACTAATAAAACAAATAAACGATATATTAAAGATAAAATATTTAAAAGAATTAGATAACGAAAATATAAATCGTTTCATTGCCGAAAGAAGAAAAACGGTATCACCGGCAACCACAAACAGGCAACTCCATGTAATAAAAAGTATGTGGACTTATGCCATAAACACATTGGAACTAAATGTAAAGAGTCCGGCAAAATCAATAAAAGATACACCTACCGAACTTGTTAAAAATATAGATTTTTTTACCAACGAAGAACGAAAAAAAATATTAACACAAATCGAACCTACTCACCTTAAAACATTGTGTTGGCTGATGTTTAGTTTTGCTTTAAGGTTAAAAGAGGCGGTCTGTGTCAAATGGGCAGATATAAACTTCCAATCCGGAAAAATTTTTATATATCCGCACAAAACAAAACGATCCGATCCAAATCAAACATCGCTTACCATGCCGGATGATTTTGTTTCATACATAAAAAAAATACCGCACACATCGGAATATGTATGCGGTAACGATTATACAAGCAGAAATGCCGGATCAATAATATCTAAACAAATAAGACTTAGATTTAAGAAAATAGTAGGCCGAGGCAAAGCTCACATGTGCAGACACACCTTTGTCAGCCATGCAATCAATAACCCTAATATAAAAGAAAGGGATATAATGAAAGTAGCAAGAATAAAAAATCCTAAAGTATTAGATATATATGCTCATTACACCAAGGAAAGAGAAAAAACAATAGCCAACGAAATATATAATGTTCCGATGCAAAAAATCACTGTAGAAAGCATCGATAAACAGATTGAAAAACTTCAAAAAATGAAAGAAAAAATAATAAAAATGGACTAACTTTGGCACTAAATCGACGAGAGATTTTACCTTGAGAGGGCGATGTCCTAAACCGCTAGACGATGGCAGCAGTTCTATTCTTAATTTACTGTTTTACACGACTTTTTATTGATTTTTGAATAAATTTAAACCTTTTACAACCTTTTACAACCTTTCAAAACTTGAAACAAAATGGACTAAAAATGGACTAACTTTCACAAAAGGTCTTACAATATATTTATACTTTCAAAAATCACAAAAACAATTATACAAAACTTATAAAAAAAAATCACTATCTTATAAAAAAGATAGTGATTCTTTATACAATTCTAAAAACCTCAATCGCTCATTTCTTCAACTTTCCAACCTTTCATTTTTCTTATTGCATCAAAAAGTTGTTTTTCAATTCTTTTCTTTTTAAGTTCGTTACTATTCAATTCGCTTTCGCTCATTTTATCTTTATTATCTCTCATATATTGCACCAACTTATTATACTTACTCATTGTCTTACCTATAGAATCAGTATAACCTTTATATTCTTTCAATAAATCCATCTCTTTATCACTCAACTTTCTCAATCCCTCATTAGCCGAAATATACAATCTGTCAACATTATCTTTAATATCATAAAAATCTTGCACAATTCTTCCGGATGAAAAAAAGTCCTGTTGTACAAACGGATTCATCTGTTTTAAATTTTCGTTCCAGCTTTTATCATCCGTTAACAAACCGTAACTTGCCTCTGTCGTTCTCGTTCCCAATCTTATAGTTCTACCCAAACCTTGATCAATAAAATAATCTATTTTCATCGGTGACACATTCAACTTATCGCCCAAAAATTTAGCAACAAACGAAGTTCTGTTATCATACTGTAATCTCGGTTCTAGTCTTTGCAATCTTTTCGGCACAATATCCATAACATGAGGAAATGTCCTCTTACCAAACAATCCGCTCAAAACGGTTCTCGGTAAATGCGGAATAGAAGTAATAATCTGTTTTTGTAATCCGCTAAAA